CGAACATATAGAATCTATCATTAAACAGTCTAACGGTCCTGTATTCATAGACACTAAGAAAATACAACTAGCAGATATTAGCGCACCGAATGTCTATATAAAGATCAACGAACTAGAATATAAAAATGCTAAGAGTATTCCTAGTAACCTAATTGTTACCCTAGGAGATAAAGGTGCAATGTATAAGTGTCCAACTACCGAAACTCTAATCCCTACCAAACCTGCAGAAGTTATGGATGTGTGCGGATGCGGTGACACCTTTTTGGCTGCGTTGGCTGTTCAATACCTATATACAAAGGACATAGAAAAAGCTATAATGTTTGCTAATGTTGCGGCAGGGATAACTGTCCAACACAGAGGAAATTACGCACCGAGTTACGACGAGATTAGACATGCCGGATATTGATATCGACTTTGCTGACAGAACTAAAATTTTGGACATTATAAAGCATGTTCCTGCCACTATTTTGGATAAAGGTGTCAACAAAAAGCACAACACAGGCGTTTATTGTAGTAGCATCCCAGTAAATCCTCTAACAGGTACGGCTAGTTTGGATTATCGAGAAGCGGAAGAACGGGGATACTTCAAGATAGATTTTTTGAATGTTAGCATCTATAAAGATGTTAAAAATGAAGAACATCTATCACAACTACTTAAACAGGAACCGCTATGGGATCTATTAGAGCAGGACGAGTTCAGCAACCTTCTATTCCATGTGAACGGACATGGGGCGATTTTGAGAAAGATGAAGCCGAAAAGTATAGAGGAGCTTGCTATGGTGTTGGCGATTATTCGACCAGCCAAAAAGCATCTGATTGGGCTAGATTGGTCCGCCGTGAAGAAAGAAGTTTGGCAGAAGCCCGCCGACGATAGTTACTATTTTAAGAAAGCACACGCAATAGCCTATGCAGCCGCTATTGTGGTACAGATGAACTTGATCTGTGAATCAATTAGCTACGGATACTCCTAGGATTTCGTACTAATTGTATTATCTTTCGCTTGATTCTTTTTTCTGCTATTTCACTTAGATTCACTGTTGGTCCGAACAGTAACTCTACATCCTTGCTATTAAATGTTTTAATAGCATGTCTAAACAACTGCATTTCTTTTTTAAGAAAAATATTAATTGGTATTTTTCTATTGCTTTCCCACCACCAAACTTCTCCCATTTCTAAGAATATTTTCTTCTCATCTTCTGTTTTTAGGCTAGAAATATCATAAATGCTGGCAACAAAGTTATCTAGGTTGATAATAATTCCTACATACTCTACTTCGTTACTCTTGATGCAGGATACAAACGGATATTGTTCTTGGAACGCGGCTGGTGATATCATTATAAAATAAATACTTGACTATGCAAAGTTTACCAATCTATTTATATCCTAATGCACTTGATATTATATTAGATTTGGACTCTACAGTTAAAGGAGCCAATCGAGTTATGTACCAACGAGATCTAAAAATACAAAAAGGCATTAAAAATAAAGTTCGTATTCAATTTAAGAATAGCGATCAAAAAAGAATTCCTATTTCTCAAGAAGATGTATTTGTCTTTAGTTTATTTGATGCCACAAACCAAAGACTATTAATTGAAAAGACCCTCGACATTTTAGACGATGGTACAACTTTAGCAACCCGTGGCCTTGCCGAATTAACACTAACAGAAAGTGACACTATGGATCTTGATGTGAGCGATTATCAATTCAGTGTTAAAAAACAAGACACCGACGGCACATATACTCCAACATACAGCAATACTTATTATGGAGTAGCAGGATTTCTAAAAGTAGCACAGGATGTTTATCCTGTCCTGCAACCAAGTCAGGAAGTAGTTTCTTTTGAAAGAGTATATGACGATACCATACAAAAGTATCGTCATCGTAGCGGAAATATATATGCCTATCCTGAGTATAACAGCAATACCGCATTACATACTGCGGCGGCATATATGACTAACTTCAGAGGACAATTATTAGTAGAAGGCACACTTTATAATAGTCCTGCTAACTCTAACAGATATGTTACTATTGCTAGCCAAACATACAATGGATTCAGCGGAATAGATTATTTTAACTTTAATGGTATATTCAGCTATGTCCGATTTACCTATATTCCAGACATCGCACCGGGCGAATCCAATAATAATAATCCAGATTACTACGGAAGTTTTGACAAAGTTCTCTACAGATGCTAAAATAAAGTGTGAACGAAATACAGTCTACACTTTTGGCTCTACTGCCACCAAATAGAAAACAGACCTCGGGAGGTTGGGAAAGCTTCAACGCGGTTTGTTGCCACCGGCGTGGTGAAAAACCAGATTCTAGAAAAAGGGGCGGCATAAAGGTAGATGGGGATGCTTGGACATATCATTGTTTCAACTGCGGATTCAAGGCAGGATGGAGTCCTGGCAAACTTTTAAGCTCTAATACAAAAAACCTGTTCAAGTGGTTAGGTCTCAATGACCTTGATGTAGGTAAATTAAACTTGGTTGCTATGAAGCACCAAGAGAATATGCCAAATGTTAAAAAAGCATTAAATTTTACCCTACACGAAGTTTCTCTTCCAGAAGATAGCAAACTATTAACCAAATGGATTGAAGAGGGTGTAGATGTTACACCTATGATAGAATACATACTGAACAGAGGTATGGACATAGATTGGTACGACTGGATGTGGAGCCCTGCACCCGGCTACAAGGATAGGTTGTTGATACCATTTTATCAAGACGGTAAAATTGTAGGATATACAGGAAGAAAAATAACCGACGGAAAACCAAAGTACCTAACAGAAAGCCAGAGTGGGTATGTTTTTAACTTGGATCGTCAGGCTCGTGATAGGAAGTTCGTCATAGTCCTTGAAGGACAATTTGATGCTATAGCTATAGATGGCGTAGCCATTATGACCAACGAGCCTAACGATACCCAAGTTGCTCGATTGCAATCGTTAGGAAAAGAAATAATATGTGTTCCTGACAAAGACCAACCCGGCGCGAAGATGCTCAAACATGCCATAAAGAACGAATGGTCTGTGAGTTTACCTCCGTGGGGTGATGATGTTAAAGATGTTGCAGATGCTGTTAACAAATACGGTAGATTGTATGTGCTAGCCACAATCTTACACTACAAAGTCGCCGGAGAGATAAAAATAAATCTAATAAAGAAAAAACTAGAGAATTTAGATGAATAAACCAAATTATAACTATGACATGCAGAAGCTGTACATTGAGATGTTTCTCAGTGATGCAGAAACATTTGTTAGATGCCAAAACATTTTTGATCCAGAAAATTTTGACCAACGACTGCAAGCACCTGCAGAATTTATTACCAAGTATGTAGATGAATATAAGGTAATGCCCGAAGCACAGATTGTAAATGCTTCTACAAATCAACAATTTCAGCCCGTACAACTGCCAAAAGAAAACTACGATTGGCTAATGGATGAATTTGAAAATTTTAGTCGACATAAGGGACTAGAACGAGCAATTATTAAAAGCAGTGATCTATTGGAAGAAGGCGACTATGGTCCTGTTGAAAAACTAATTAAAGACGCTATACAGATAAGTTTGAACAAAGACATGGGTACTGATTATTTTGCAGATCCTAGAGCTCGATTAGAAAAACTTAAAAGCAGTAATGGACAAATTAGTACAGGGTGGCCTACTGTTGATAAGAAACTATATGGAGGATTCAATCGAGGTGAACTTAATATCTTTGCGGCGGCGTCCGGCGGCGGAAAGAGCTTATTCCTTGCTAACCTCGGAGTCAATTGGGCTCTGATGGGATTAAATGTCATCTATCTAACTTTCGAATTGAGCGAAAATCTTGTCAGTATGCGTCTAGATAGCATGACTACAGGAATTGGTACTCGAGACATTTTCCGTAACATTGATGATGTTGAACTCAAAGTTAAGATGTTGGAAAAGAAGAGTGGACACCTGCAGATTAAGTATATGCCTTCGGGAAAAAACTGTAACGATATTCGTGCTTATTTGAAAGAATACCAAGTTAAAACCGGCTGCAAACCAGATGTTTTACTCATCGATTACTTAGATTTAATGATGCCTTTGTCAGTGAAGGTTAGTCCTAGTGATCTGTTTATTAAAGACAAATATGTGTCAGAAGAGATCCGTAATTTGGCTATGGAAACTCAGTGCATTACTGTAACTGCATCACAGTTAAATCGTAGTGCAGTTGAAGAAATCGAATTCGATCATAGTCATATTTCAGGCGGTCTGTCAAAGATTATGACAGCAGATAATGTTATTGGTATCTTTACCAGTCGTGCTATGAAAGAGCGTGGCCGCTATCAAATTCAGTTTATGAAAACTCGTTCTAGCAGTGGGGTAGGTCAAAAGGTTGATCTAGAATTTAATTTAGATACACTTAGAATCAGTGACCTAGG